CGCGCTAGCGGCAACGTCGGGATCGGGACGACTGGCCCTACCGCAAAGCTTGAAATTAACGGCAACTTGGTATTTACTAACGACACTAATTCCATAACTTTTGGCGGTGTTACATCATCACCAAGCCTTCAGATTACTAATTCTTCTACTTTAAGTACAATCAAGACAGCTGGCGGTAGTGGGGTATTAAAGCTTGATTCCTACCCTGGTATAGAAATTACAACTGGTGGATATGATAATGTAATAAATAGTTCAGGTAGGTGGGGTATAGGAACGTCGAGCCCGTCTCAAAAACTTCACGTAAATGGTAATGTTACAGCTGATAGGTACTATGGTAATGGCAGTACAGCTTATTGGCTCGACCCAAATGATACTACAACCTCTGCTTATGTAGCAGGGCCAGTAAGAATTAGGCAAAGCTCTTCTTATCAATCAACCGCATTAGAGGTCACAAGTGCCACGGGTAGCTCAGGCGAAGATGGTGTTTTTATAAAAAATTACTGGGCAGGCGGCAGTCCTGTTGTTAGTAGTAAATATCCCTTTTTATCAATTGGTTGCGCAGATGCTAATGGCCAAAAATCTACTATTTATTTAGGTGAAGATGCTTCTCCTGCAAATCAAGAGTCCAAAATAGAATACACTCATGACAATAGCGATTTAAGAATTTATGTAAAGGGGCAGGGGACTTATAGAGAGCATGTTAGATTTGGCGATTCAGGTTCAAGCGCTGCTAGAACAATGTTTAGCGGAAACGTTGGTATTGGAACAAACCCTTCGCATCCTCTTCATGTAGTTGGAACCGCACGGGCTACAGCGGGTGTTACTACCGACGGCAATGCTAAATTTTATACCTGGAGAGCATTAAACAACACAGCTAGTAGCTCTAATCAATATTACAGAATAGCTAGAGTTACTGGTGGTCAATCAACAAGATTTATAATTGAATTAGCAGGTAGAAGTTCATCTTATGGTGATGGTTCTTTGCCGGCTTTTGGTAAAATTGTTGGTCAATTAAATAATGACAACAATTACGATATAGTTTATTATAATGCTAGCGCTACAGACGAAGTTGTTGATGAAGTAGGGCAGGTAGATGTTAGTACAACTGCTACAGATATATACATTAGAGTTGGGCAGTTTTCTGAATTAGTTGCAACCGCTTCAATAAGTGATGGAACAATAACAACATACGGTGGGGACAGCGCAAGCGCATCAGCGCCTACCAACTATGTTCAAGCTACTGAATATAAATTATGGAATACCGGTAACGACGGTGCTGGCTCAGGCTTAGATGCCGATTTGCTAGACGGGCAGGAAGGAAGTTATTATTTAAACTACAATAACTTCTCGAATACTCCAACAATACCAACCAACAACAACCAGTTAACGAATGGTGCTGGGTATATTACAACTAGTGGGGTGGCTGCTAAAATTAAAGCAGGGGGTAATGGGCCAAGCACAGAAAACTTAAACACTGTAGCAAATAGCGTTAGTGTTGGTCAATTAGAATATAGGGGATTTAATTCTTCTTCCTCAAATGCGCCCGCTGTAAGTGACAACGCAAATGGTGTTATAACAGTAGGTCAACATAGTGGTAACTACAATGCTCAAGTAGCTTTTTCCTCTAATGGCAATATTTACTGGAGAGACAATCCAAGCACTTCATTTGGCAGTTGGAGAAAAATGTGGGACGAAGGTAATGATGGCCCAGATTCAGGGTTAAATGCTGATTTACTAGATAACTTACAAACAACCTCTAGCGGGAATAGATGGGCCGTTGTGTCAACTGTAGGCAGTACAGGTGTTTTAGAGGCTGGCAAGTATATTGACTTTCATGAATCTGACGCTACAACTAGCGATTATGATTACAGAATAACATCTACAAGCGGAAGATTATATCTTTCAGGCGACCTTGAAGTAGATGGCGGTGATATATATATAAACGATACCAACACAAGATTAACAGAAGGAGGCGACAATTCTATTAGATTACAAACAAATAGTGGATATGTTGATGTGGGGCCGAGGAACTCAACATTTTCCCATTTTAGTACAGATAGAAGTGCATTTTATTTTAATAAAGAAATACAAGTTGATACAGGTATTGTTAGGTCCTATAACGAGGATTTGAATTTAAACAGGGTGGGGTCAACAACAGCTAGACTTAGAATAACATCAGGTGTTACATTTTCAGATCAATATCTTGTGGCAAGCGGTTCTTTAAGAGCGCCGATATTCTATGATTCAAATGATACTACTTATTATGTAAATCCTGCAAATTCCACTACATCGGCTAAACTAAATGGCAAAGTTGGTATAGGTATGACATCTAACCCTGATGCTAAGCTTCACGTTAGGAATAGCTCTAATTCTACTACTGCATTTAAAGTTCAAGGTAGTAGTAGTGATGATGTTTGGTTTGAAATAACACCAAGTAGTAGCACTGTTTTTGAACTTGGAGATAAGGAGCAGTCTTCTGGTGGGGGTTATATAAAATTAGATTCCACTGCAAATATAACATTCAATGAGGCTGATGTTGGTATTAATACTTCGAGCCCAGGTTACAAATTAGACGTAAATGGTACAATTAGAGCTACGGGCGATGTTATAGCGTTTTCTGATGTGCGTGTAAAAGAAAACATTAAAACTATTGATAACGCTATTAATAAAGTAAAAGCTTTAAGAGGTGTTGAATATAATAAAATCAATAGTACAGAAAAAAATATAGGTGTTGTTGCGCAGGAAGTAGAAAAAATATTACCTGAAGTTGTAAAGGAAGATAAAGAAGGAATGAAGTCTGTAGCGTATGGTAATATTGCAGCGGTGCTTATTGAAGCAATCAAAGATCAGCAAAAACAAATTGATGAACTTAAATCTATAATCAATGGCGGTTCCTAGCACTGGTGTACTTTCTTTATTTCAAATTGCTAAAGAATTAGAATTCAACGACTATAATAATAGCGCTACTTTCACTGGATATTCAAACCTAAACAAAGCTACTCCTCTTTCATTAACAAACATGAGTACCGGAGCTGGTGGATTCGATGCTATTAATACAGCTAACGCTTCTGCGGATAGACCAAATGGGTCTACCCCTCATAACATGTCTGAATTTTACGCTTATGATCATGACAAAACAGCTTTTACACTGCTTCAGACAATAACCGGTCAGCAACACACATCGTCTACATCCACGGCAACATCTGTATCAATAAACGTTAATTCTTTTAAAGGTAAAGATGTTAGGGCTGTTTTTCATTATGTTTCAGGTACTAACTACAGAGGCGACTTTCAGCTAGATAACATAATGATGCCTTGGTATGGAAATTTTCTTGGAAGCGGCAATCAATGGCAATCAATGAATACTGGTTTTGGCGGAAGCTCGTTTAGCGCTGGGCAATTAAAACCAGATCTTACCTTAAATGGGAACTGGGAAACAAATACAAACAATTCAAGTAATTACGGGACAACAACATTTGGTAGCATTGGCACTTCAACCTCTGCTTATGGAAGGTGGGTTGGAAGAAGCGGTGGTACACCTTCGGGTAGTACAGGTTTAACATCAAGCCCTTTTAGCGGCATGCATGTTTATGCTGAAGCTAGCTCCAATGGCAACGGGTACCCAAATAAAAACTTTTGGCTACGAAGCCCTGCGTGGACTTATATTACAACAGAAAGCGGTAATGCGTTTTTTAGTTTTACGTATGGGGCGTATGGTAGTGACATGGGAACCATGAGAGTTTATTTTTTAGAAGTTTAGATAATCATTAAAACAGGTAATTATTTAACATATATATAACCAATAAATTATAAATTATGAATATGAGTTACGAGTGGGCGATTACGGCTATGAAAAAAGCACCCACGTTAGACGCGTTGTCAAATGTAATCACGCATGTTAATTTTAAATACACAGGTACAGATGCTGATTCAGGCCATAAGGCTATATTTAATGGGGCTTGCCCATTAGCAACCCCCGAAGAAGGCACTGAGTTTATAGAACTAGCAGATCTTACAGAAGCTAAAGTTATTGAGTGGGCGCAAGAAGCGCACCCTACAGATCACATGAACTCTATAATTGAAGAGGAAATTAATAGAATAATTACACCAAAAAATGTAGAGGTAACTGGAGAAGAATTATCTTTTCTTGCGCCTCCCGCGGAAAGCGAAGAATAACAATTAACCACAATTAAATTAAATTATTATGTCAAAAATTAAAAAGAAAGAGCTTGAAAAGCTACAAGAGCTAATTAAACAATTAAATCAAGTCCAATCACAAATAGGAAGTATTGAAATTCAAAAGCACGGCTTATTACATCAGTCTTCTGATTTACAGAATGGATTGAAAGAACTCCAGGACGAACTTGAAGAAACATATGGCAAAGTATCTATCAATGTTCAAGACGGGACTTACGAAGAAATAACCGAAGAAGATGAATCTGATAAGAAAGATTAGTATCGGTAGAGACTATAAAAATGAAGCTATGCATTACTCCGTGGGTCAAGAGGTCTACGGAGGGCATACTATTTGTGATATAGTTGAAGTCGACGATAAATACAGTATTTATATTAAAAAAAATAACGATGTGCTGCCTTGGAAAGATTTTAATAAAAACATGGCAGTAGCGGTAGAATACAACTTAGAATACTAATGCGAAGTATATTTAATTTTATTATAGCCCCAAAAGAAGATAGATATAATAATAAAAAGTCTGTAGGCAATAAAGAATTAATATTAAATACCGAAATATCTGATCATAGATATGTAAGCAGAAACGGCGTTGTTCTTGAAGCGCCTGTTGAAGTAAAAACAGATATTAAAAAAGGCGATGAAGTTATATTACATCATAACGTTTTTAGAAGATGGTATAATGTATATGGCGAAGAAAAAAACAGTAGAGGGTTCTTTAAAGAAAACAAATACTTTGTAGATCCATCCCAAGTTTTTTTGTATAAACGAAACAAAGAATGGATAGCGCCAAAGGGATATTGTTTTGTAAAACCTATTGAATCAATAGATAAATTTGATACAAACCCAGAAAGACCTTTAATAGGTATTATAAAGTTTGTAGACAAAAAGCTTCAAAAAAACGGTATTAATAAAAATGATCTTGTGGGTTTTACGCCTAGCAGCGAATATGAATTCGTTGTTGATGGCGAAAGAATGTATAGGGTGTTAACCAATTCAATTTCTATTAAATATGAATATCAAGGAGACGAAACAGAATATAATCCGAGCTGGCTATAAAGCGGTTGATGAGCTTATACATGTTGCAGAAGAAAAAATCATAACAAACACAGAAGATGATGTTTCTGCAGATAGGCTTAAGAACGCAGCAGCAACTAAAAAGCTTGCGATATTTGATGCGTTTGAAATTTTAAATAGAATAGAAGAAGAAAAGTCAATACTGCTAAACAAGCCTAAAGAAGAAAAAAAACAAGCATTTAGTGGCTTTGCGGAAAAAAGATCAAGATAATGTACGAGCAAACTTTATTTGAGGTTATTGAGCCGATTAAAATAAACACGCTCAAACGTCATAACAAAGCGCGTAGATGGAAATATGGCTATGATAAAGAAAATGATATCGTAGTTATTAGTAAGACAGGGCAAATTGGCGATGTGTATAGCATACAAAATTTAAAGATCGCGCTGCCTCCTGTGCCTGCAAATATTATTAAAGGTAAAAATAAATGGGGCAAAAGCGAATACCCCAAAGAGTTAAATAGAATAAAAACAATCTTTGATTGGAAAAGCTATCCAGAAGAGTTTAAAGATCAATGGGAACCATATATAGATGAAGAGTTTAAAAGACGGGATGAAGGCTACTGGTTCTATAATAAGGACAAGCCTACTTATATTACTGGCACTCATTACATGTACCTGCAGTGGAGTAAGATTGACGTTGGGGCCCCTGAATTTAGAGAAGCAAACAGATTATTCTTTATATTTTGGGAAGCATGTAAAGCCGATACACGGTGTTATGGAATGTGCTATCTTAAAAACAGACGCTCTGGCTTTTCATTCATGGCATCATCAGAAGCTGTTAATATGGCAACAATATCCTCCGATTCACGGTTTGGTATACTGTCCAAATCTGGGGCTGACGCTAAGAAAATGTTCACCGACAAGGTCGTGCCAATATCCGTTAACTACCCGTTCTTTTTCAAACCAATCCAAGACGGTATGGATCGCCCCAAGACCGAGCTCGCATATAGAGTGCCCGCCTCAAAACTTACGCGTAAATCTATACAATCAGGGCAGACGCGGGAAGAGCTACAGGGGCTCGACACTACGATCGACTGGAAGAACACGGGTGATAACTCCTACGACGGCGAGAAGCTCAAGCTCCTCGTACACGACGAATCGGGTAAATGGGAACGGCCGGACAACATCCTCAACAACTGGCGAGTTACAAAGACGACACTAAGGCTGGGTAGCCGGGTTATAGGCAAGTGCATGATGGGGTCTACAAGCAATGCTTTAGACAAAGGCGGCGAAAATTTTAAAAAACTATATTATGATTCGGACGTTACAAAGCGAAACGCCAATGGACAGACTCGCTCAGGATTATATTCTTTGTTCATGCCTATGGAATGGAACTACGAAGGATTCATTGATTCTTATGGAAACCCTGTCTTTGATACGCCGCAAAAACCGATTGAAGGTCCGTATGGAGACGTTATTGAGGTCGGAGTTATAGATCATTGGAACAATGAAGTTGATGGCCTAAAAGGAGACCAGGATGCCTTAAACGAGATGTATAGACAGTTTCCGCGTACAGAAGAGCACGCATTTAGAGATGAAACACAAAATAGTATATTTAATCTTGCAAAAATATACGAGCAAATAGATTATAACGATGATATATATTCGTCGGCAGGCATAACGCAGGGCAGCTTTAGTTGGGCAAACGGAATAAAAGACAGCAGTGTTGTGTTTACTCCAAACCCAAACGGCAGGTTTAAAGTAAGTTGGGTGCCACCTGCAAATCTTCAAAACCGCGTAATAGAGAAAAGAGGAGTGTTATACCCTGGAAACGAACACGTCGGCGCATTTGGTTGTGACTCATACGATATATCAGGAACAACCGACGGTCAGGGTTCAAAGGGTGCATTGCACGGATTAACTAAATTTAGTATGGAAGAGGCTCCTGCGAATATGTTTTTTCTTGAATATATTGCAAGACCTCAAACTGCTGAAATGTTTTTTGAAGATGTATTAATGGCATTACATTTTTATGGTATGCCAATACTAGCGGAAAATAACAAACCTAGATTATTATATTATTTAAAGCGTAGAGGCTACAGAAAGTTTTCAATTAATAGACCTGACAAAACTTTTAGCAAGCTGTCTATAGCTGAAAAAGAAATTGGCGGTATGCCAAACTCAAGTGAAGATATTAAGCAAGCTCATGCAGCTGCAATAGAATCATATATACAAAAGTATGTAGGATTAATAGACGAAGGATCATATGGTCAAATGTATTTTAATGGCACACTAAATGATTGGGCTAAATTTGATCTAAATAAAAGAACAAAGTTTGACGCGGCAATTAGTTCAGGGCTGGCTATTATGGCTTGCAACAGACACTTATATTCCCCCAAACAAGAAAGACAAAAACTAAGTCTAAGTTTTAATATATCTAAATATAAAAATGAAGGCATGAAATCAAAATTAATAAATAATTATGGCTGAATCAGTTGTAAAAGGTTATTTTCCAAGCCAAACGCTTAGCGACGCAGAAAAAGCTAGCCCGAAGTTCGGGAAGGATGTTGCTAGAGCAATAGAGCATGAATGGTTTAAAAAAGATTCTGCTGGAAACCGTTTTTATATTAATCAAAATCATTTTCACAAATTGAGATTATATGCACGCGGTGAGCAATCTGTGCAAAAATATAAAGATGAATTATCAATAAACGGTGATTTATCTTACCTTAATTTAGATTGGAAGCCAGTACCTATTATACCTAAGTTTGTAGATATAGTAGTTAATGGTATGGCTAATAGATCATATGACGTAAAAGCATATTCGCAAGATCCGTTTGGTGTAAACAAAAGAACTCAGTATATGGAAAATATATTGAGAGATATGGCGGCTAAAGAGCTTGACCAGTTTATACAACAAGAATTTCAAATGGACACTCGGCAAAGTGGTATAACAGACTTGCCAGCTAATCAAGACGAGTTAGATTTGCATATGCAGTTAAACTACAAGGAGGCTATTGAAATAGCTGAAGAGCAGGCAATTGCAACAACATTTGAAAAAAATAGATATGAGCTTACTAAAAAGCGTATATATTATGACCTAGCCGTTTTAGGTATTGGTGCTGTAAAAACAACATATACTAATTCCGAAGGAATAACAATAGACTACGTTGATCCTAGTAATTTGGTTTATTCATATACAGATTCTCCGTATTTTGAAGACATATATTATATAGGTGAAATAAAAACAATACCTATTAATGAATTGAAAAAGCAATTTCCAAATTTAACAAACGAAGATTTGGAAAAATTATCAGGCGGTACATACTCTAATTATAAAGCTTATAATAAATTTACAAGTACAAAAAATAGAGACGACAATAACACTATTGATGTATTGTATTTTAATTATAAAACTTTTCACAATGAGGTTTATAAAGTTAAAAATACAGTAACAGGCGCTGAAAAAGTTATAGTTAAAGATGAAAACTTTAACCCACCAATGGATCCTCGCGCTAGGTTTGAAAGAATAGCTAGAAATATAGAGGTGTTATATGATGGGGTATACGTGCCAGGGGCTAACATGTTACTAAAATGGGAGTTGTGCGAAAATATGTTACGCCCTAAAAGTGATGCTGCAAAGGTTAGAATGAATTATTCTGTTGTAGCACCTCGTATGTATAATGGACGTATCGAATCATTAGTTAGTAGAATTACTAGCTTTGCTGACATGATTCAAATAACGCATTTAAAATTACAGCAAGTAATGTCCCGTATGGTGCCAGATGGCGTTTATTTAGATGCTGACGGACTTGCTGAAATTGATTTAGGTAATGGTACAAATTATAACCCGCAAGAAGCATTAAATATGTTTTTCCAAACTGGGTCTGTGATTGGTAGATCATTTACATCGGATGGGGACATGAACCCAGGCAAAGTGCCCATTCAAGAAATTAATTCAAATAGTGGTAGCAATAAAATAGCTTCGCTTGTAAGTACATATAATTATTATTTGCAAATGATGAGAGACGCTACAGGGTTGAATGAGGCAAGAGATGGAACATCACCAGATCCAAAAGCATTGGTAGGCGTTCAAAAACTTGCTGCTGCAAATAGTAATACAGCTACTCGGCATATACTACAAAGCGGTTTATTTTTAACAGCAGAAACTGCGGAAAAAATATCTTTACGAATATCTGATGTTATAGAATATTCTCCAGCTAGAGAAGCATTTATACAAGCGATAGGTATTCATAATGTATCTGTGCTGGCTGAGTTAGGAGAGCTGCACTTGCATGACTTTGGTATATTTATTGATTTAATGCCAGATGAAGAAGAAAAGCAAAAGCTTGAAAATAATATACAAGCTGCACTAAGCGGTGGCCTTGTTGATTTAGAAGATGCTATTGATCTTAGAGAAATAAAAAATGTTCAATTAGCAAACGAAATGCTAAAAGTACGGCGCAAGAAAAAGCTAGAGCGGGATCAACAAATGCAACAACAGAATATTCAAGCGCAAGCGCAAGCAAATGCGCAGTCACAACAAGTTGCGGCTCAGGCTGAAGTTCAAAAGCAGCAGGCACTAACAGGCCAAAAAGCGCAATTAAAGCAATTAGAGTCTCAGCTTGAAATGCAAAGATTAAGTAATGAGGCCAATCTTAAAAAAGAATTAATGAAGCTTGAGTTTCAAATGAACATGCAGCTAAAAGGCATGGAGGTTGAAACAGCTAAGTCCGCTATAAAAGAAAAAGAAGATCGTAAAGACGAGCGAACAAAAATACAAGCATCGCAGCAAAGCGAGCTTATAAACCAAAGAAAAAATAATTTACCGCCAAAAGTATTTGAATCTGCAGGAAATGATATACTTAGCGGTGATTTTGACTTAGGTTCTTTTGAACCCAAGTAATGTATAGTGTATAATCTTATAATATTTTATTATGTCTGAAAACGTTGAAGCAAAAGTCGTTGAAAGCGAAGAGCTATCAATACAACAAAAAGAAGAAATTGTACAAGAAAAAGCAGGAGCCGTGTTTGAAGACGGTATGTACAAGGTTGATTTGACTCAGCCACCCGCGGAACAAACTGAACAAACAGAAGATGCCATTCAAGAACCAGAAGCAGAGGGCAGCGTGCCACGCGGAAGCGAACCGGCTGAAGAAGCAGGGGAAGAAGCCAAAGTGGAACTGCAAGAAGTACGACAAGAAGAAGAAGCAAAAGAAGAAGCTGAAGAATTAGTTTTAGAAGAACTTCCAGAAGTTGAAGAAGCGCAAGAAGAAACTATTAAAGAAGTAGAGGATCTTGCGGAAGAAGTTGAAGAAGCATTTCAAAAAGAAGAGGAGCAAGGTATAGAGCTTCCTGAAAATATTCAAAAAGTTGTTGATTTTATAAATGAAACAGGCGGTTCGCTTGAAGATTACGTAGCGCTTAACAAAGATTATTCAAATGTAGATGATCTTGCACTACTCAGAGAGTATTATCAACAATCTAAACCGCACTTATCATCAGATGAAATTGATTTTCTTATTGAAGATAAATTTACATTTGACGAAGAAGTCGACGATGAAAGAGACGTCAAAAGAAAAAAGCTGGCTTTCAAAGAAGAAGTAGCAAGTGCTAAATCTGAACTTGAAGGCCTTAAAACCAAATACTATGAAGAAATTAAAGCCGGATCTAGACTAACGCCTGATCAACAAAAAGCTGTAGATTTTTTTAATAGATATACCACAGAAAATGAAGAAACATCAAAAATAGCCAAACAAGCTCAAAATGTGTTTTTACAAAAAACAGATCAAGTGTTTAATGATGAATTCAAAGGTTTTGAGTTCAAGGTTGCAGAAAAACGCTATAGATTTAATGTAAAAAACACAAATGAGATAAAAACCAACCAAAGCGACATTAATAATTTCGTTAAAAAGTTTTTAAATGAAGATAATGTTATGAATGACGCTAAAGGTTATCATAAATCCTTGTTTGCCGCTATGAATCCTGATGCAATTGCTAATCATTTTTATCAGCAAGGTAAATCCGATGCGATAAAAGAGAGTATGAAGTCTGCTAAGAACATTAACATGGATCCGAGAGGGGTTCATAACAAAACTAATGATACAGGTGGGATAAAAGCAAGAGTTTTAGGCGATGATACTTCAAAATTAAAACTTAAACTTAAAAATTACTAAAAATTTATAAAAAATGGCAACAAATGTAGCATTTAGTGGCTTAACCGGCGGGATTGTAACCCCCTCCGTAGAAAAAGCTGCTCTTAACACAAACTATTTGAACTTTCACGGTTCGGGTGGTGCAAACTGGTCGCAACAATATCTTCCAGAGCTTTATCAACAAGAGGTGGAGCGTTATGGGAACCGTTCAATTTCATCTTTCCTACGTATGGTAGGTGCAGAAATGCCTATGGCTTCTGATCAAGTTATTTGGTCTGAACAGGGTCGTCTTCACTTAGCTTATAACGGGCAGATTAATCCGGTTACTGGTGCGGTCGACACAATTACAGGAATTGATTCAGGCGCAACTGAGGCTCACGCTATTAGAAAGGGAGCAACTGTTGTAGCTACTGTAAACAGCGTTGTATTTAAAGCTATCGTTACAGCTGGTTCTGAGACTAGTACTAGTGCATTGACAATTAAGCCTTATGGTGCTGAAAATGTTGATGATCTATCTGGCATCGCAACTACTGATAACCAAGTTATTAAGTTCTTCGTATATGGTTCTGAATATGACAAAGCTACAGACACTATGACTGGAGCTATTCAGCCTACATTCAAAAGCTTTACCAACAAGCCTATTATCATCAAAGATCACTTTGAGATTTCAGGTTCTGACACTGCTCAGATTGGTTGGGTTGAAGTTTCTGGAGAAGCTGGACAAACAGGGTATTTATGGTATATGAAGGCTGAAGGCGATACTCGCGTTCGATATGAAGATTACCTAGAAATGACTATGGTTGAAGCTGAAAAAGCTGATAGCACTAGTGCAG